ATGCGTCATGGTGTTAGTTTTCAACTCAAAACATTAAATGAATCTTTTATTGGACAAGGTTGGGAACCTCGTGCGAATAGTGATACAGTCATCGTTCGTGAGCAAAATTAATAAATTAAAGGAATTCGAATGACCCGCCAACGGATGTTTCTTGACATCTCATGCATTGATGCTGCACGTCAACGCATCCGTCACGTCTACGACACCTTTGACACCGTTTGCGTACAATTCTCTGGAGGGAAAGACTCTAGTGCGGTCCTGTATCTTGCTAAGGAAATTCATGAAGAGCGTGGCCTCGGTCCAGTAAAAGTTATCTTTCGTGATGAAGAAATGGTAAGCCCCCTAGTCGTTGATTACGTCATGAAGGTTCGTGACTACGACTGGGTCGATATGGAGTGGTATTGCATCCCGTATGGCGCTGAAGTATGGGTTCTTGGACAACGACAGTCAGTTATCCTTTGGGGCGAGAAGCGCATGAAGGAAGGGCGTCTAGTGCGAGAAATTCCGCCGTGGGCCATCACTGGGTATCACTTTGGTTTAACGCACTCAAAGCCTGTCCCTGAAGACGTTGACTACTACACGATGCAAGGCAAGAAGGGTAAGGTTGCTTTCTTGACTGGTGTTCGTGCCTCCGAGTCAATGATTCGTTACCGTTCATGCGTTCAGAAACTTCATGAAAACTATATCGTTACCCCTTATCGTGGCAAAAAAGGTATGCCGTTAAAGTTTGCTAAAGTTATCTATGATTGGCAAATCAACGATGTTTTCAAGTTCTTAAGCGAAGAACATGGGGCCGACTACTGCGAGTACTACGACCTTGCCGCCTTGACGGGTTCTAATACTAGGGTTGGTATTCCGTTGCACTCAATTGCTATTCGTCGCATTGGAGACCTCGTTGCTACTGAGCCAGACTTCTATGACCGTCTGTACGAATGCTTCCCCCATATTGATGCGCAACGCAGATGGTGGCCAGATTACGACATTGAGAAAGTTATCGCTTCATATGCCGCATTGGGCTGGAATGGCGTGCGGGAAGCCATTGATTACTTCATGGTGGGTCCGACTAAGAAGAAGAGGGCACAAAGTTTTGCTGCAGAGTTTCGCAAGAAGCATGCTTTGGACCCTTACTCATATCCGATTGAGTGGTTGATTAGGAACATTATGTTGAATGAATTAGGAAATCGGGCGGTAACTCCGGTTGGTCCAAAAACTAGGGCGCATACGATGCGTCTTGCTGCAGCAAAGGATGATGTTGAGTTTTATGAAGATTGATTTTGTTAAAGAGGATGTTTTGGTTATTCCTGAGTGGAATGCTACTTATATTTTAAAACCAGATTTGATGAGTTTGGCTGACTCTATTGCTTCTTTTGGTATTTTATCACCACTTATTGTCCAACGCGAAGGGAATGTCGTCATTGACGGCAGCCAACGGCTTTTATTGATTCGCGGTAATAAGAATTTGGCTGATGCAATCATGAACGAAATACCAGTAAACTACGTTGACTGCGAGGAACTTGATGCAATGTTCCTTCATTTGCAGATAAACCGTGCACGAGGAGCCGCCGTAGCCAAAAAAATCTCTCATATTATTCGCACTCTGAAGAGGTCACGCAAATATAGTATTAAAGATTTTGAAAATCGTCTGTCTATGAAATCAGTAGAACTAGAACTCATGCTTGATGGAACAATCATCAAACAACGCGATATCAAATCTCACAATTACTCTCGCGCGTGGGTGCCGGTAGAGGCTCCACCAGGGACAATAGATAAAGCGCCAGCAATTATTGAAACTCCCCCAAACGCAGACCGTTAACATAAACCCTTAATACATGCTACAATTTTTTAGATTAAGTTTTTCAAGGAGTTCTTATGCCATTTCCAGATGCAAACGCAGATGAAGAAGACGAAATTGGTGGACCTGGTCGAATTAAGCGCAGAATAGCCGCTGGCATCAATGCGCTTCGTAACACTCTTGGTGTTGGCCCTGCTCGTGCCAATCGACCCAATAGGGCACGTCCACCAAGGCCCCAGAGGGCACGTCCTACCCGAACACGGAACCGTCGTAACTAACACACTATTAAGGTGACATAACATGCTTGTTACTACAAATGATTTAGTCACTTTTATGGACATTAGATTTTCCCTGCGTCAGCAAGATGCAGCAGAGATTGTTTTGGCTGGCCTACAGAGTGAACTAGAAACATATCTTAGACGCCCGATAGAGTCAACTACTTTTATTGAGGAATATACGTTGCCTTCGGATTATATTGGCATGCCAACTACTTCATTTTTCTATAACTCATCCTTGGACACCGCATATACTCCACTGACTTATTCTCAGCCACCAGCAACAATCCCATTGAGAAATTCTCCAGTTACTAGCGTAACTAGTGTTCGAATAAAGAGTTATGCATACCCTCCCGTATATATGGGAGAAGCAATGCTCCGTGAGGCAACAGTTACGGCGACATCCCAGGCCAGTACAAATGTCACCTATACGGCGGCTGCCCACAAATTTACGATTGGTCAACGTGTCTCTATCGTTGGCATGCTCCCAAATGCATACAACATAGCCTCTAAGGACATAACGGCAGTCACCGCCAATACATTCACTGTAGGTAATATGCCAACCGCCATTGGAGCAATGACCCAAGGCGGGCAAGCCAAAGCAACAGGCAATGACTATATTGTTCGTAGATTTGGAATTGAACTATTTCGAGGTTTTGCCAACGATACCGTAGCCATTGAATATCAGGCTGGTTTAGATGGTGAAGAAATTCCATTCTTTAAATTACTGATTCTTCGCGCTGCTACTCGTGAAATGCAAAACATGCATGACGACGTTGTGGGTGTCAAAGATTTGAACTCTCGTAACGTTGCCCCATTGGAAACAGGATTCTCAGATAGGGAACTGGCGTCTGTCAGAAAATATCGTCGGGTTCGTGTGTCGTAGTGGCCAGCAATTTAAGAATCCAGATAGATGTAGATTTCGACCCTGACAAGTTGATTGATTCCCTTGATGATATGCGTGAAAGAGCCAAAGATTTTGGTCCAGTCTTTGAAAAAATTAGAGACGAACTAGAAGAAGTATGGGCAAATAACTTCATGACCAATGGTCTCCCATCTGGCGGATGGGCACCACTTGACCCTAGTTATGCTTCATGGAAGTCTGTTCACTTCCCTGGAATGCCTCCAATGATTCGTAGCGGCAAATTGTTTAGCAGTTTGGGCAACTTACGTGGCACCGTCAACGTCATTAGGGATAAGAGTGCAACATTCGGCACTCCTGTAAAATATGCCGAGTTTCATCAATATGGGACAACGAAAATGCCTATGCGCAGAGTTGTTTTTGAACCTGCAGGCTCTAGCAAAGTATGGGCTACATGGGCTGCTGACCATATTGAAAAAGGCGCTAGGTAGAGTTTTTTATGACTATAGACTTAATGCATGGGCCGCACTTCGCCAAGTCCTATATCAATGCTTATCTTTTAGGGGATATCCCTGTACGTCTGGTTGATTATCGAAATGGTTGGGGTATTGATGATATAACACTCCCTACTCCTGTTTCTTACTTTGGTTATGAACCTTTAGCAATGGACGATTGGCCAACAATTATTACTGTAGTAATTTCAACTACTGGTTTTGAACGTATTGGCTGGGACAGAATTCACCCCATATACAGGGTTTCTTACAGTATGAGAACCTATACCTGGACAAGAACAGAAGGACCTGAAGAAGCGACACTAATGCGGGATAGGCTAGCAACGGTTGTTCGTTCTGCATTGATGGACCATCCTGCTTTGGATGCTATTGATACGCGACAAACATTCCGTGTTGTTATTGATGAAGGTTCTATTCGGGAAGAATATTCCGACCTGACCCTTCTTAAGGGAGATAGGGTTCTGGCTGGGGCATATATTTCATACGATTTACATATAGACGAAATCATCATGAGAGAGCCCAAGGGTACTGTCTCTGAAATTGATTTTGTGGCACAGGCGGTCGGCCCTCTTGAAGATTTGCCATTTCAAACATAAATGAAGATTAAACTAATAAGTCATTTCTCTATTTGCGGTACGAAAGTTTAGGTATAATAATCTTATGGAAAAAAAATACTTTATCGAAAATCCACACATTCAAGATTTTGAATCTTACGTTGATGATGGATACTTTATTGTCCTAAACAACAAAAAAACAATTTTAAGACTTCCCCCCGATGGTTATACCATTCTCCCATTTGGATATGGGGCAATTAGTGAAATTGGCCAAGAAGTGGCAAAACTGATTGAAGGTGGTACGGTTTCCATCGTTTCACAACCTTTAATTCCGCAAAAATTCGAAGACAGCAAAAAGTCAAACAAAAAGTCTGCAAAAATTGAAGAAAAAGAAACAATTGCAGAAGAACAACCAGCAGAGGAAATAGCGGTTGTCCAGGTCGAAGAAGAAGTTCTCACTACTTCTGAAGAAAATAAAATAGTCGAAACTGTACAAGACGAAGCAACAAACATCGTCTCAGAACCATAAAATTCTGATAGTCTATAATACAGTTCCGCTACGTTTAAAGCAGTTTGGATACAATATGGTTATCGAAAAATTCGATTTCCTTTAGATGAATAGGAAGGTCCTATGCCTGGTGTACAGATTTCAACAGCGGTGCGAACCGGCCCCACATCAACTACGGTTCGCGAATCTTCGCAGGCGTTCTTCGTTGGAATAGCGCAACGTGGACCGACAGATACCGCCGTCAAGGTTAATTCAATGGAAGAATATCGATTAGTCTATGGCGACTATGTTGCTAATGCCTATTTGTATTCAACGGTGGAATCTTTCTTCGAAGAGGGTGGCTCGCAGTGTTATATTGCTCGTGCTATTCATTCCGATGCGACTACTGGCTTTCTGGTTCTTTCGGACACCTCACCCTATGGCGGTGTAAGACTTGACGCTATTGGTGATGGTGCGTGGAGCGATAACCTCGATGCGCAAGTCGTTGCCGGTTCTATTGCTAACTCTGTCATAGTCAGACTTTACTATGAAGATGCTTTAATTTTCACTAGCGGTAATTGCACTACCAATGCGCAAATCATTGGAAAAATCAATAACAGCCTCATTGCTAGTAAATATGTAGTCGCTTCGGCTGGCAACGCACTTGCAGGTCTTATTACAACAATCAGCAAAACAGCATTTGATGGTGGAGCGAACGGCACAACCCCGACTGAAGCCAACCACGAAACAGCCCTAGATTTGTTCCTGGACTCGTACGGCTCTGGCGCTGTTGCATGCCCAGAACACACAGGAACAGCATCAAGCGTTGGTACCGTACCTACGGCACTCATTACTCATGCAAATGCCAATAATCGTATCGCCATTCTTCACACCGATGATGGTCAAACAGCAGCACAAGCACAAGATGCAGCAGAATACATTACTGGCGCCATCGTGGACAACCTAGAGCACGCTGCAATCTACTACCCGTGGATTTACACCCCGTCAGGCACACCAGGCGTTAACCGTCTTATCCCACCGGACGGATATGCTGCCGGAGCCCGTGCTCGTGCCCATAACAATATCGGTCAACATCAGCCTGGTGCAGGAATTGTTTCAAATGCACGTTTTGTCAATGGCCTGGAATCAGAAGTTGGCAAGATTGGCGCCGACACGCTCGACGAAGCAAAAGTTAACGTCATTCGTTTCATCAATAACAGTATCCGCATCTACGGTGCACGCTCATTGTCAGACGATACCGAAAACTTCCGTTACATCAACTCGCAAGATGTTGTCAACCATGTAGTCGTTGAAGCAGAACGAGCCCTGGAAGACATTCTGTTCAGCGTCATCGATGGCCGTAACCGCATCTTCGCCGAAGTTGAAGCACGACTCATTGGTATCCTTGAGCCGCTTCGTCTCAACGGAGCATTGTATGAGGCTTTTGACCAGTTCGGTAACCGTGTTGACTATGGCTATACTGTCAAGTGTGACCCATCGTTGAATCCGCTAGCAAATCTGGCTAACGGTACTGTTACTGCACGCGTCGGACTTCGTGTCTCAAGTGTTGGAGACAGTATCGAAGTAAGTATTGTAAAATCTAACCTCACCACTTCGGTAGTCTGATAGGAGAGTCATATGGCAAAGAAGGTATCTCAGAGGCAGATTCAGGCAGAAATTAAACCGGTCAGTAGCACTGACCCGTCATTTACTTCCTTTATCTTCCCACAAATTTCTGGTGGCGAAATCACCGCTTCTGTCGAGAAGATTTACGAGGGTGGGTCACGCTCACCAACGGTGCTTTGTGCACCTTTCGAAATTGGTGACATTACGTTGACCGCTCACTATGATGACGGTGTTAAAGAAGCATCGTCTCTTGCCAAGAAGTTGCAGACTCTCCGTACTCTGGTTGGAAAAGCCTACTACGACATCTCTGTTAAGGTCTATGACTGTGATATCGCAGTTAAGGGCACTGACCGAGTGTATTCGCAGTCTCTTCTTGTTGGTTTAACCGAACCTGATGGTGACTCATCGTCTGGCGCTCCAGCAACTTTTGCTCTCACTTTTGCAATTCAAAGCGTTTCGCCGGATGCAAGCGGCGCCTCAACTATTGGTGCATAATAAATAACTTTTCTTTAAAAGTTACATTTTGACTGTTATACCTATGCTAGTTTGCATCTTATGACAGAACAACTTTATTCAGAAGATACACCAGACCCGAAGAAATCCTCATTGAAGGGTACGGCAAAAGAACTTACTGTTCTTGACCGACTTCGAGAGACGATTACGAAGAAGATTGAACGCCCTGTTGTGCGTTTGGCTGTTCCTGAGCGTCCTGGTGTAAGTTTGCGTATTAGCCCAAATATTACTCAGCAGCAAATGCGTTCTTGGCGACGCAACTCTGGTGAAGACACCAAGGCTGGCATGGATGCTACGAAGTTTGCTGCTTATGTAGTTGGCCATACAACTGTTGGTATTCTTTTCAACGAAGAAGAAGTGTACGACGAAGCCGGACATGGCTTGAACTTTGCTTCAGATGTCATCTTGGACATGACTGATAGTGTTCGCCCTGTACCTGATGCTGTTATTGCACTCTTCGGTATTGAGCCCCATGTTGAGGCTGCCGCTTTGTCTATTCTAGACGCCGCAGGATACTCTGATTCGGTCGATACAGAGGACCCTACGAAGGAGTCGTAGACGACCTCGTTGACGACTCTTACGTTATTTCTGCTGCCAGATTAGCGGAACTATGGCATGTGAATCCTCTTGAACTTTTGAATGTTACCGATGCTGAATGGTCTATACTTATAGCAAGTGCTAGAGTAATAGCGCAAGACCGAGAAGAGCAGGACCGTAAAGCAAAAAGAGGCAAGTAGGCCTTTCTTTTGTTTTACTAGGAGTCAGTATGGCAGCAGAGGCAAAACTTAGTGTCGATATTGATGTTGATGGTGCTTGGAAACTCAAGAAGTTGGGCCATGATTTAAAGAAATTGTCCCGTCAAGCAACGCAAGCAAATTTTAAGCAGTTTGGTCGTGCCCTGAGTGGCCATGTTAGTGCGCTTTCTAAAAGTTTACAAGACCAGACTAGAATCCATAAAAGACATTTTGATGGTGTCGACAAAATGGTCAAGGCTGCTGGCGGGATGATACATAAGGGTATTGCGATGTCTGCCAAGTTCGCCACTATTCAAGTTGCGGCTCTTGGTGCAGCGTTGTTGGCTGTTCATGCCTCTTTTGTTATTGGGCAAGCAGCGATGAAGGCATGGAACTGGCTCGTGAAGGCTGGTGCTGGTGCTATTGGTGCTCTTGCTACTGCTGCGTCTATTGCGGCGGCGGCGATGAGGGAACATCAGGCCGCAATGTATGCCTACAGGGGTACGAATATGGGGGAGTTCGGCAAAGGGATTAACCAGATTCGTGTTCAGATGCGCATGATGCAAACAGATTCACAGTTGGCAACCATTGGTGCTGAAGGTTTGAATGCTGCGTTGGCAGAAATTTACAAGACTGGCACCTATGGTGGTGGCACTCAGAAGATGTTGAAGTCTTTAATGGATTTTGGTGCGGCTGGTCAAGATGTTGCTAAGGGTGCTGCTGCTGCAGGAAAACTTATTGCAACAATACAGGACCCTAAAGCAGATTTTAGCAAGATGAAGAAAGCAGCAGAAGAACTTGGCCCTGCAATGGAGAAGGCTCTAAAGGACCTAAACATAACGACCAAAGAAGGTCTCGTTAACGCCATTAGTGATGGCTCGCTTGCTCTTGCCGGTGGTGTTCAAGGACAATTTGATGCCGTATCTGGAACTCTACTAAGCAGGTTTAAAGCATTAAAAACACAAGCGGTTGCCATGTTTGCTGACTTTGGTCAACCATTACTTGAACCTACTAAAGTATTTTTGGAAGAATTTGCTTTCTCTTTGAAGAAAACTTTTGTTCGTATCTCTGGAAGTCTCGCTATTTTTAGTCAAGGAAGTTTTTTTGAAGGCCTGATGTCTGCTATTGAAAAATTTGAAAACTTTTTTGTTAAATTTGTTAACAAGTATTTACCACAGACAGACGGTTTCTTCTCCAAAATTAGTGACTGGATGAGGGATTTTAAGATGGGGTGGGATTACGTTTTAGAAAAATTACGTCCCCTTATCGATGGTGCGAGAGTTTTAGAAAAGATGTTCGGAAACATTTTCAGAATCGTTGGTAATGAGTTGGCCGATGGTTTTGGTCATATCAACGATTTGCTTCTAGAAAATCGTGCTGATGTAGAAGCGTTTGGTTCTAAAATTGGTGATTTAATTGCAACCATTTTTAAATATGGGAGAACTTTACGAGATATATTCTTTGACATTTTGCCATTTATAAACAAAGTCATAGATGGTTTGACTAGTATTCTTGACACTGTTTTTTCTTTGATGGGTGGAATTCGTGAACTTTTTGGGGGTGGAGAATTTGCTTCACTCGCACTACTAGTTGGTGGAAGAGCAATAGGAACTTCGATGAAGAAAACTATTGGTGGAACAATATCTAGACAAGATATTAATGCCAATGTAGTTAATATTAATGGCGCCAATATTAATGGTGTACCAATGCATGGTGCCACTGCTGGAGGGCAAACTAGTGGTGCTGCTGTGAGGAATGCTGGTAGATTTGGTGCAACAGGAAATGCGGGAGCCTCTGCTAGTGCTGCCGCTACCGCTGCTGCTGCGGGAACTGCTGCTGAAGCCGCTGCTGATAGTGCTTCAGGCCTGGCCGATATGGCCAGTAGGTCGTCAACTCTTTTGAATGAAACTAGAAAAGCAACGAACGACGCGATAAAGTTGAGTGATTCTTTCAAGGCTGACAAAAAGGCTGCTGGTGGTGCCGGCGCTGCCGCCGGCGACTCTAGTCAATCAAAAAGCAGAACTCCCCGCAGAACAATTACTCAAGACGATAGAAATAAGCGCTTACAAGGAATTGCATACGCTAAAAATATCAGAGCAGCCAACAATCCCGAACAACGCCTCAAAGAAATACAAGACTGGTCAAAGAATCAAGGACAAGGTGTAGCACCCAAAACCCATAAAGAATGGGCTATGCAGGACCAGACATTCGAAAGAGGACCTGATGGCGCAATACAGTTTGATGACAACG